GGCTCACACCACATGGAGTTTTTGATTTTAGATTCGAGGTTCGTCCCTCGATGACATTATTGAACAGTATCTTTTTTAGTTATTTCAACCTAGATTGCCAGAGTTTTTATAGTACCCTTCATAGGACTCATCTCTATGCAATTATGGTTGTATAGAGTTTGCTTATTTTGGGTGCGTACTAATTATCTCTTGTAGTTTTTTGTTGTTAGACTACTTTAGTACCACATATCTTCGTTCATGTATTATTAAGATCAAATCTTCATAACATGTTGTCATATATACTCGTTGCAGTTTTTAAAGCTGCTGGAAAACGTTATTTCCCGCCATTCACGCGATAGTTGAAACCCCCGCAGACCATCTATTTCTGCATTTATGAACTAGCCACCTGCTGGTTCACTATCTCCAATAGACATTTCTACGGTGTTTATTTATAGGCTTTGCCCGCTCAGTAGTGTAACTACTCGGTTTGGGAAGACTGTCTGTTAACAGTACGAATTGGACACTAGTCTCCTTTTTAGTGGACCCACGTTATCCACTGGCCTTTTGGCCAACGCGTTTCATGCGCGCTAACATGGACCATCTTTCCGTGTTTTCATTCTATGCTTAGCATAAACTGATCAAGCACAAGATCTGAAGTTGTAATCAACAACAACCGACCAGGGGACATGGTACTGCCTCAACCAGTGATTTTGATCAAGTTTGAGACTCTGAGGAGAAAGATTGCCTTTCTCAGAGTATATTTAGGCTACAAGGCCCGGGGGGAGCCATAATCCCTCATTACAGCCCAGATGGTTAAGGGTATATACCATTATTTCTCTATGTCTGGAGATCTTAAATGGAGAAACCCTGCGCTTAACGTCAGTGATTCTAATGTCACTGTCTGCCCAGGTCCGGTAACGCGGTTAGCGTCCCCAACCACAGAACAACTTAAATCTGTTGGTTCAAACTTTTTTCAAGGTGGTATTGAAAATAGTATTGACGATCTCGATGTTCACATCCTATTTGCCGAGAGTAGGAACTTAACGTCTGATATTTCAGATGAAGTTGTGGCTATTCATTCTGAGTGGAGTGGTTTCAACCACTTTAGAGACTCAGAACCCCCGTATGCTCATAATAGTGTTCTTTATAATGTTGATTGTATGAGATGGGTTGTTCCTCTTGTTGTCTTATACCTTTACATTCTTTTTAGATTATTCTGCTTTCTGCTCCCTTTTATAGAGCAATATCGTAGAACTAAACGTCGGGAAAGAATTAATGCGTTAGATTTGCGCATCTATGAGTTGAGGAAGAGCATACACAGTAGAAGATATAAGTTGGTTATGCACCAACTTTTGTCTGAGTATTTACCATATCCTCCCACATGTGTTACCGTACGTGACATTTGTGATTATGTAGATGATCAGGCGTATTATAAGATGAGATTGGCAGATTTGCGTCCGCCCCCTCTAGTGATATCAAACAGTGAACCTTGTTGGTCTTCTCCAGATTCAGAGGTCAATTCTATCCTAATGTCTCGGTCGAGTTCATCTGAAACTTTTATTTGTAACTTTCCGGACAGACACAATAGGTTTGATCGTCCCTCATCTCTTCAGGTTCCTCAATCTGATGTCGTTGATGCGACTTGGATTAAGAAGCAAAGGGAGATGCGCCGTCTTCGTAAGAAACAAGATAGGACGCCTCCAGTCATTCGTCCTGTTCCCCGTAAGGTACCACCACAGATTGTTCCTGACATAACCACCATTGAAACACAATCAGGTGGGAGTGAAATTCCACGTCCTCCTCCTCCTGATCCTGCTTTTGAAGGTATGGATAATCCTGAGAATGATCATATTAAACATAATTTGTATAATATTATCGGAGGATCTATTACAGATCCATGGTTACGTGTTATATTTCCAGTTATATGTACAATCACTTCGTATCAACCCAAACTTGCTGAATTTTTCCCAGTAGATGTCACTGGCCATTTTATTGAACAGGCTGTTCTTCTTGTGGTTAACATTTCACAAGCTTCAACGTATCAACACGCGGTCACCATATCTACAGCATTTCTGCATCAATATCTTAGTAAATCAGTTGCTGTCACTCTCAAGGATATGCTTGTTTCTATGTTTCAAAAAGGTGAGATTGAAGTTCAGGCTGGTTGGGACACTTGGGCCAGCATTCGTGATGGGCATACCAAACTACAATCAGAATCTCTTGCGCCCTTGTACCACAATGCTAAGAAGATTATAGCTTTGTTGGCATTTTCTGGTGTTTGTACATCTGCTTCACTCCCTTTTGGTAAAGAATCGTTTGATAGGTTTCTCGACAATAGTAAGTTGAAAGAATTTGATACTATGGATTTGACGTGTTATGCCATAGATGTCTTGAAGTTTGCTATAGAACAAGTGCGCGTCTTGTGTCAAGAAGGTTTTAAGGGTTGTTTGTTTGGAGACACTCGGATGATAGCATTTGATAAGGAGTATTCATTCATTGTGTCAGCAAGTCCTTCTTTGGCCACTGGTACATTATCTGATTTGGGAACAACCCCGTCGGATTATGTCTTGCGATTGACTAAGCTTCTCGAAGAGTGTACATACTATATGAGTACAACTAAAGGAGCTGAAAAGAATGTCTTTTGTTCAAAGCACCTTAGGTTGACTCAACTTTTTGCTGACTATCAGACATCACTTGGCCTAGTGTCACTTAGGTG